GCAGGAAGTTGACTTTAGGGGGGAGTTAAGTTAATCTCCCCCCAACAAGGAGCGATTATGAAAAAAGCACCGAAACAAATCATTGGATATTTGGACAATCCCTCGACCTGGGACAAAAAGGCTTTTGAAACTGCGATCAGAAGCGAGGTCGAATTAAGTTCTGGGGAACTGTCCCCTACGCAAGAACTGTTAATCGGAATGCTGGTGATGACTGTTCAGACTTTGCTGGATGCTCATTGCGTGGTTAGTGATGAAGGGTATATTTATAAGTACAACGCTGGCGAAGCGGTTAGTGCTCACATGAAAGTGAGGACTGAATGTCTGGATAAATGTATAAAGATCATGCGTGAACTGGACATTGCAAAAGTTAAGAAGCTAACCTCGGATGTAGATGAGTTATTCGCCTCTGCTTGAACCTGCGTTTAGATATGCCACCGCAATTACACGGGGTGACATTAAAGCCTGTGAAGATGTTAAGCTGGCTTGCCAGAGATTTCTGGACATGGCAGAGCGTAAAGACGCGCCTTATGAGTTTGTTCCCTCAAAGGTTGAGCACGTTCTTAAATTCGTAAAGTTCTGTAAGCACATTAAAGGACCGGACGCTGGACAACCGATTGAGTTACAGCCTTTTCAGGTTCTTTGGTTAGCGGGGATATACGGGTTTAGGGCTAAATCTGACCACAGTAGAAGGTGGGTCACAGATGTGATTTTGTTTGTTCCTCGAAAGTCAGGAAAGACAACTCTTGCATCTATTGTGGCGGCTTATGAACTTCAGTTTGGCGAAGCTGGCGCAGAAGTCTTTACTTTGGCGACCAGTCGAGAACAGGCGTCTATCTGTTTTGATTCGTCCAAAGCGATTATTGAAGGCATGGACGCTCAGTTAAAGAGCAGGTATCAGCTATACAGGTCTGAGATTAAAAAGACCGGAGATTCGACTTCTACCTATCGGGCACTATCCAGAGAAAACCGAAAGACGGGTGACGGTAAAAACCCATCGGTTGCAATGATTGACGAAGCGGCTCAGATCATTGAACGAACCAATATTGAAGTTTTGCACTCAGGCATGGGTGCGCGTAAGAACCCTCTACGGATTTATTTAACGACTGCATCGTTTACCAAGGAAACCAAGTTCCATGAGGATTTGAGCCACTTTAGACAGGTTCTTAGGGGCGCAGCAGAGGATACCTATAAATGGTTTGGATTGCTCTATTCAATTGACCCAGGCGATCAATGGACAGACAAAGAAACTTGGGGCAAAGCCAATCCTATGTTGGGGATTTCTGTAACAACTGAGGCGATTCAACACATGGCAGAAGAAGCCATGAGTAAGCCTGCCAGTCTTAACGAATTCCTCTGTAAGCAACTGAACATTTATGTATCGGCAAACGCCGCTTGGATTGACAGACGATATTGGGATGACTCGGTATCTAAGATGCCTGATGACAAACCAGAAGCCACTTTCTTAGCTTTTGACTTGGCACATAGTCGAGATTTGAATGCTGTCTGTACTCTCCACCGTTATGGCGAAGAAGATTTATATGCCAGGTTCAAATTCTTTCTACCTGAAGATTCGTTAAGCCTGATTCCAAATCACTACAAGTCAATTTTTACTCAAGCAGTTAACTCTGGAATTCTTCAGTTAACAGAAGGTAACGTAACCGACCTGAACCAGATTGAGGAATATATATCTCAGGAAGCAGAAAAGTGGCAAATCAAAGAAATCGGATTCGATCCGTACAACGCTGCTGCTTTGGTTGCTAACTTGTTTGGTAAGGGTTTACCTGTAAAGAAAGTCGGACAGGGAATGGCGGTGCTTTCCAATCCGTCTAAGACTGCTGAACAACTGATTATGAAAAACGCCATTAAGCATGATGGCAATCCGTTTGTAGGATGGCAGATTTCCAACTGCGAATGTTACGTTGATGTAAATTCAAACGTAAAGATCAGAAAGAATGAAGCAGACCCATCGGCTAAAGTGGATGGAGTTATTGCCATGATTATGGCGATTCACTGTCATTTAGATAATGTTTTTGTGTCGGATTCCTATGGTATTCGTTTATTTTGAGGGGTAGAATAAAGAAAAGCGAGGTGAATCATGGGAATTTTGGACGTTTTCAAGCGCAAAGAAGTTAAGAAAACAGAAGCCAATACGATGTTTGGCATGACTGCTTTGGGGAATAACATCCTCATTGCACAAGGCTCCAAACCAGATACACCTTACGCACAATTACTTTACGTCACCACTGGTAGCTCGACCAATGCTGGTCGCCCCGTGGATATGTCCATGCTGTCGCGCAACAGCACGGTCATGGCGTGTATTGCGGCTAAAGCAAGAGCACTTTCGCAGACCCCGATTCGCATCATGGCGCAAGCCGATGACGGAACGTATGTAGACGCAATTAAAAACCCTGATGTTGGGCGCAGGGACAAAGAAAAAGCCAAGTCTGTCTATAACCTGCTATCTAATCCTAATAATTTCCAATCTCAATATGAGTTTTGGTATCAATGGATGATGTGGTATGAATTGTCTGGTGAGGCTTTTACCCTTTGGTGGAGAAAAGACCAAGAGAGTTCTACGCAGACACCCTTGGAAATGTACATTCTGGATTCAAGCCTGATTGCCACCACAATCACGCCGACTCGTTATCCTACTTATCGGTTAGCTTCTCCGTCTTACGGATTTAACAAAGACCAACAACTTCTAGCTCACCAGATCATGCACATTAAAGAAATGGCATGGCAAGGTTCTGCTGGTTTTAACAAAGGTATTTTGGCTGCTGAACTTGTGGGTCTGGATCAAGACATTGATCTGTACGCAAACTACATCATGCTTAACGGCGCAAAACCGTCTGGTATGTTTGTGACTGAGCAAGTCATTCCCGATGCCAAATACAAAGAAATTGCGGCTCGACTGAAAGAGGCTTGGTCTGCCATGACTGGAAGCCGACAATCTGACCCGTCTAAAGCTGGTCAGGGTATGCTTTTGGATCAAGGCATGAAATATCAACCCTTGGACATGTTAACTCTCCAAGACGCTGATGCTGCGGCTTTGAAGACCCAAACCATGAAACGGATTTGCGGTTTGTTTGGTGTGCCTCCAGCAATGATTGGAATTGCTGACCAAAAATACAATAATACCCAAACCATGCTGGATGAGTTCTATAAATCCAGTATGTATCCCACAATTGTCAGCATTCAGCAGAAATTAAAACAGCATTTGTTGGCTGGCTATCCTTCATTGATTGTGGAATTTGATACCCGTGACTTCCTAAAAGGCGCTCCACTTGAGCAAATGAATTATGTGACCGCAGGGGTTTCTAATGGAATCATGACCCCCAATGAAGCGCGGCAATATTTGAATTTGCCCAATCTGGACAATGCTGACGAACTTTTAGATGTTAAGGGCAAAGATAAACCGATTCCTGGCTCCAGCCCACAAGACACCGGAGGTGGAGGAGGTAATCAAACCAAGAAAATGAATATCGGCAAATAAATATGTCCGTTATTTTTCGACTTGTGATAGCATCCTTGGCAACATATAAGCCGAATACACCGCCACCCCCAAGAAGGGGTCGCCCACCTAAAATAATAGACGATATTGACCGAACTAAAGTCGATGAGGTAATCCATGACCAAAAATCTAATGATGGTATGCGAGGCAAAACTCGCAATCGAAAAAAGCGGCGAGGAACCGAGTGGAAAGATTGAAGCTCGCGTTACTACTTGGGGCGCCAGGGAAGGCGCTGACGGTCGGCGCTTTAACTACCAGCCAGAAGGTTTTATGGATTGGGCAAAAGAGTTTTCTAAGTCTGGTCGCCCCCTGCCGATGTTTGTTAACCACGATGCAGATGCAATCCCCGTGGGTGAGTGGACCTCTTTTGAATTTGATGATGATGGCATGACTGCCTCTGGTCGTTTGTATGTCAACACTACTACTGGTTCTGATTTATATCAAGTGATGTGCGAATCGCCCAATATGTTTGGTGGCGTTTCTGTTGGGGCTTATGCAGAAGAATATCAGTGGGTCAAAGAAGATGGCACACCTTATCCCGCAGGATCGGGTGATTATTGGGAAGATGGTTATTTTCAGATCACCAAAGGTGGTTTGAGAGAGGTGTCTGTCGTTATGTATCCAAACAATCCCCAAGCTGAAGTGCAAAAGCTAGAATTTTTCCGTGAGGATGGTTCTGCTGATCTAAAGGTTTTGGAATCTGCCTTGCGTGAAGCAGGGTTGTCCAAGAAAGATGCGGTCGCTGCCGCATCTACGTTCAAGAAAGTTTTGGAACAGCGTGATGCTGTAAAAGAACCCATTGAACCTGCGCCGACTCAGAGCGACTCTGATGCGGAAGCGACCGAAGCTGACATTATCGCTGCCCTCGAGGAACGCGAACTTGTCAAAATCCTAACTCAACGAATCAAAGGTTGAAAAATGTCTCAAATCATTGAAAAACTGGACGCTATCGAAGCCGCTAATCTGGCTAAGATTGCTGAAGTGACCGAAGCCGCTAAAGCTGAAGTCGAAGCCGCTAAAGCAGAACTGACCGAAAAGGTCGCTGCTCTGGAAGCTAAAGTTGCCTCTGTGCAAGCTCCCCAGATCATCACTGCTCCCACCAAGAGCGTGATTGCTGAAGCTAACCGCGCCGTGAAAGACCAATTGAAATCCTTCTTTAAGGATGGTGGTCGCATGGAAAAAGAACTGAAGCTTTTTGAAGACGAAAGCCAATACGCTGCGTACATGAAAGAAGCCTCGGCTCTGACTGGCGGTGGTGACGGTGTTGGTGGTCGTACTGCTTACGATCCCGTGTTTGTTGCTCTGCGTTTGGCTAACCCGCTGCGTGACATTTCTCGCATTGTTGCTACTGATGGTTCTTCCTATCAGTTCCGCGCCAAGACGGGCAATGCTGGTGCTGCGTTTGGTTACACCATTCAAAACAACGGCGCGGCTACCACGGAAAGCACGACCATTTGGCAATTGGTGCTGCAAGACATGAACGTTCAGTTCCCGATCCGTACTGCGGCTCTGGACGACATTGATGGTTTGGAAGCAAACGTCATCAGCGATATGCTGTTGGAATTTGCTCAGTTGGAAGCCCAGTCGATGATCCAAAACAACGACCAGGGTTCGACCTCTCTGCCTTACGGCGGTTCCAACGGTCTGCGCGGTCTGGATCAGTACGGTGGTGCTAACTCTACCTACGCTGGTGGCACGACCTCCACGGCTGCTTACGGCACTTCTGGCACTGGTTCTACCAGCGGTCTGCATTCGCTGGCAACCTATGACCAGTTGACTACCAACGCCAACACGGTGGGTGCTGCAAACATCACCTATCAAGACGTTGTGAACTTTGTGTATGCTCTTCCGCAGCAATATTGGACCTCGACTGCTAAGTTCATGATTAACCCCGTTCTGCTCTCGCAGATTCGCGGTTTGAAGGACAGCAACGGCACTCCGATTTTCGAGCGTATGCATCCCCTGGCTGAACCTGGCATCGTTGGTAAGTTGTTGGGCTTTGATGTTGTCGTGAACAAGTATCTCGACACTCCGAGCCAAACCTCCACTGGTTCCGCTGGTACTTCTAGCCTGTACCCCATGTATTTCGGTGATTTCCAACGTGGTCACACCATCGTTGATCGCCTGAACATGGTTCTGCGCCGTTACGACCAGACTGCCCCTGGTTTTATCACATATTTCGGCGAAAAACGTCTGTGCAACTCGGTGCGCGATCCGTTCAGCATCGTGCGTTATCGCTCGACTGGTACTGCGACCTAAAGAGAGGTGGGGGAGAAATCCCCCACTTTTTCTATTTATCTTTTTCTTGGAATTGCCATGACATATACCGAAAAAATCCTAGAAGGAATCAAGAAAGCAATCATCGAAGGCGGCAAGCAAACCGTAGACTTGCGCGAAGCCTCTGCCCTTACTGGTTCTGGTTCGGGTGTCGGTGGTAATGTTGTTTTTGATGATTCATTTGCTGCACTGCGTTACGCTAACCCGCTACGCATGGGCGCACGACAAATTTCTGTGAGTGGCTCTGATGTTCAGTTTGTTGCTAAAACTGGTAACGCAGCCAACTCTACAAATCCTTGGGGCTATACGTTTACGCCTAACTCTGGTTCTCCAAACGTCAACACCTCAATTTGGCAATTGCCTGTTCGCGTATTGGTTGCACAGTTGCCCATTCGTACTGCTGTGTTCTCTGATGTGAACAACTTGCCCAATACTTTGGTTGAAGACCTTGCGCTGGAATTCGCTCAACTTGAGGGAACTTCAATGGTGCAAAATGATGACCAAACTGGAACCACGACCACTTCCACAGGTGGTGAAGATGGTCTGCGCGGTCTGAATATGTATCTGAGTTCTAGTGCAAGTGCTTATGGTTCTTCTGGGACTGCAATCACAAACGGCATTCACACTATCTCTACTGTGGCAACAACTGCCGCTGCCACCTACAACAATATTGTGAGCATGGCGTATCAGTTGCCTTCTCAGTATTGGTCACTGCCTGGGACTGCATGGCACATGACGCCTGACATGATTTTGGCTCTGCGTGAGTTGAAAGATTCTCAGGGTCTGCCGCTGTTCTTGGAAATCGGTGATTCGGATGGCGCTGCTGTGGGTCGTGTGTTTGGATGGCCTGTCATTCCCAATCCGTACCTCACTTCTGCTTTCCCGATCTATCTGGCTAACTGGACGCGATTCCTGACGATTGCTGACGTTGAAGAAATGTCCATTCAGATGTTTGAACAGAGTGCGCCAGGTTTTGTGACCATGTACGCAGAGAAGCGTTTGGCAAGCTCCGTCCGTGACCCGTTTGCGGGTGTTCGTATGTCCTACACGGCTCCGTAAAAAATGCCTTCACAAGACGTATCCAATTACCCGTTCGCGGCGATCACGCGAAATCCGTTCAACTATTCAAAGTTTGAACAGATTAACCGTGATGTGGTTACTCCTTGGCTAACGCTTGATGAGATCACCCAACAACTGAACTTGTTTCAGGATGAAAGTCAGGACACTTATCTGTCCTCTCTTGAGTTGGCAACTCGTCAAGCGATTGAGGACTATCTGGGGATGTCTATCATGCCCTTGTCCTATCGCGTCTGGTATGGCACAGAAAGCCTTAATTCAAGCCCTGTGAGCCTTGATCTACCGGAGGTAAGCCAGAACCTTTACCCCGATGAAGCAGGCGTCACAATTGATCGTGTTGCTTATTACAACGCTGATTTTCCTGCGACTATTGTTGAGGTTGATGTTAGTCAGTATCAATACGATCCGTCTGGAAATAAGGTAATTGTTCAAAGCCTGCCGACAACGATTAACACGGCAATGACTGCTCCTATCATGGTGGACTACACCTTGGTGGCAAACATTGTCTCAACTTATCCGGTGATTAAACAGGCTGCGCTTTTGTTGTTAACTCATCTTTACAATAATCGTTCAGACACTACGGATAAGCAACAAAAGAATATCCCGTTTGGCGTTGCTGCCTTGCTAAGACCTTACAAGCCTTTGGTGATGTAAATGGCAATAGCACGTTTTGAGGAAATCACAGTTAAAAGCCTGACGTTTGGAAAAAGTGACTTTGGTGAACAAAGCACAACCCAAACAAATTGGTTTAAGACTCGCGCCAGAGTTCATTCTGTGGCAAACAATCTGCGGATTTCTGAGAAATATCGTCTGTATCAGGATGTTGTTAACTTCACCCTGAATTACACGCCCAACACCAAAGAAATAGTAGACAACCAAAATCTTTACTCAATCAATTGGCGAGGTAAAGATTGGCGAATTGACAATGTGCGTGAATCAGATGACCGGATGACGGTTCTGATTTTGGCTTATCGTACAGACCCAGTTACGGCGGTATAAATGGCACAGATGAATCCGGTTCAGTATGGCAAGGCGATTCAGTACCAACTGCAATCTATTGTCACGCCTGTGCCTGTTTATGCGGCTTTTAACCGTAACTTTGCCACCGAGCCTAAGTTTATTACTTGGATGCTGAGAAACGTCCATCAGGAAGTTTATACAGGTCCGGTGCAATCGGTCAAAGGAATAGATCGACCAGTGTTCCAGATTTCTATTTTTACTCAACAGATAGAAGATGGTTTCACTATTTCCAATCAAATACTACAATCGCTACACGGTTATAGCGGGTTGTTTGGTGGTGCAACTAACGGGTTTCAAATATCCAAAGCAGATGTGTTTTGGTTATATAACTCGTATGACAACGATGAAAAACTGGCTCAGATTTTCCTCGACTGCACCTTAGACATTCCAACATAAGACAGCCAACCATTTTTTAAAAGGATCGAATCATGGCACTTCCCAATAAAGTTCTACCTGGGTTTTCGGCTGCGCTGTATGCCCAATCTGGCGCATCTCCGACTGCGCTGACTCTTGCTCAACTGTCAACCTTGGCAAGCGTTGCAGCTATTGCTGTTTCGGGCAACTTGGTTCCTGTTGAGGCAGTTCCTGCTTTTGGTCAGGATGATGCAGTTGCAAACTTCACTGTGGCTGGATCGCGTCAATCGGACAAAATTCCTACTCAGTCTGCTCCCACTTCAATGAGTGTGACTGCTGCTTGGAATCCTTCTGATTCTGTTTTGTTGCTGTTGCGTGGCGATGCTTACTCTGGCATCGTGGATCGTACCTTTGTTGTTGCTGCATCTGATGGCACTAACATTGTGTATTACGCTTTCAACGGTCGTGTGTCTCAATTCACCATTGACGCACAGCCTGGTGCAGAAGCTAAATGCAATTTCACTATCCATCCTCGCGGCAACCTGTATGGTTGGTCTAACAACGCCTAAGGAATAATCATGGCAGCACCTAACAAAATTCTTCCTGGCTTTAGTGCATCGTTGTGGATGCAAAGCGCGGCAACTCCTACGGCTTTGACCACTGCTAACTTGGCAGTTTGGTCGGGTCAAGTGGCTACGATTGTGGGCACTACGGCTAACGGCACTGGCTCTGCTGGTGTTCAAGTTCCGGTGGAGGCTGTCCCTGCGTTTGGTCAAGATGACGCTGTGGCTAACTTTATGGTTGCTGGTTCGCGTCAGTCTGACAAAATCCCAACCCAATCTGCTCCTACCTCTTTGAGCGTTACGGCAGCATGGAATCCTTCAGATACGGCTCTGTTGCAGATTCGTTCTGATGCTTATTCTGGTATTGTGGATCGCACGTTTGTTGTGGCTGCTGTGGACGGAACCTCGACTGTTGCTTATGCGTTTAACGGTCGCGTCAGTCAGTTCACGATTGATGCTCAACCAGGCGCAGAAGCAAAATGCAACTTCACGATTCACCCCCGTGGAAATCAATATGGTTGGAGTAACACCTAATGGAACTACAAGCCGCACTTGATGAACTGACCAGCACCTACAAAGACCTTGATTCAGTGGCTAGGGGTCTTCAGGTAAACGGTAAGGCAGTTGCAGACGCTTTGGCAGAAGCTGTCCCAGACTCTGCTGAAGCGGTTGCGTTGAGGGTTTTGGCAAAATATAACCCGTACACACCAACCAAAAAATAAAACATGAAAATACAAGACACTAACGATTTACTGAGTTTTCTAGTAACCCAATCCGATTCTAAAAAAGATTGGTTTGGGTATACACAACAGAAACTCACAGCCATTACATTAGCACATGAGATTGCGGCTAGACACGCAGACAAATTCACGCCTGAACAGGTTGTGGACTATGTGTCTAAGCTGAACAATCTTCTATTTTTTAAACTCATCAAACCACAGGATAAAACATGACACGATTTGCTGGTTTAGGCGATCTTTCCAATCTCCGCATTAAGTCTTTTGAACTTGGTGGACATACCTTTAAGGTTCGTGTTCCCTTGACAAAAGAAATGGAAGAAATCACGGCAAGGATTCAAGAAGTTTCTGACAAAGAAATGCAGGAACGATATGAAAAAATGACCTCAGGATTTCGCAATGGTGAGAAAATTGAAGGTATAGAAATTACGGATGATGATGTTGTAGTTGATGGTCGCTCTACAAAAGAGTTGGCAAAAACTGCAATTCAAGCCGAACAAAGGGTTGTTGAGTATTTCAAGTTATTGGTAGTTGATGGCGATCTTGATGGATTGACCTACCAAGAAATTGAAAACGAATTCCCTTTTCAGGTTCAGCTAGAAATCATTTCCAAGGTTTCTGATGCTATTCAACCTGGGTACAAGGAACAGCGAAAAAACTCCTAAGGGACATTCGCCAGCAAGCTAGAGCATACGTCTACGCTCATGGTGGGTGTCCTGACACGATACCAACGGATGACATGAGAAATATAGAGATAATGCTTAATGATGGCGCAATCGGCAACAAGGCATTGCTGTTGGCTTTGAGCGCCCTCACCACAGGCAATCTCAACTCAAAATTAAAACCTGAATCCAAAAAGTATGTAATGAAGGACATTTTGCCTTCTACATACGAATACATCATTCCTCCAATGTCTGATGAGGAAATGAAAAATCAGGTAAACGATCAACTTTTAGCATTTATGAGTCTTAGCCCTGGGGCTTCTCAATATCTAAAGGTCGATCATGCCTAACATCAATACTGGTTATGTACCAAGCGGCTTAACTTTCAAGACTGAAGGTTTTGCTGAGTTTGAACAACAACTCCGTCAGTTAGCGGAGATTGGTCGTGGTGATTTGGTTGCTCGAAACACTTTGGTCAAAGCAGTCAATGAAGCGATGATGCCTGTGCTTTATCAAGCAGGTATGGATGCGCCTTATGATGAAAAAAGCGATGGTCCAATTCATTTAAGAAATACGATTAGAGTAGATGCAAGGATTCCAAACAGTAAAGACAAGCAATCAGAATACGTTAAAGAAACAGATGCAGTGATTGGTGTTGTATCTGCAAAGAAAAGTGCTGTGTCTTTGGCTGCTGAGTTTGGAACATCTAAAGTAGCGGCACAACCTTTTTTGCGCCCTGCATTGGAAGCTCAGTCACAGGCTGTAATAAATATCCTAAAAGAACAATTGTCTGTTCTTATTCCTGCTTACGCCAAGAAATTGAATCGGAGTCATAGATAATGGCATCAAACAACATTGCTCGTCTTGGCGTTGTTCTGGGTATTGATACCTCAGAATTTACAGCTAATATTGATAAAGCCATTTCCGAGAATCGCAAACTTGGAATGGAGATCAAACGATCTTCTAATGCTGCTGCTGCTGAAATTATTGCTCTTAAATATGCTACTGATGACTACGGAAAAAGTTTAAGCAAAGTTGAGCAAGTTCAACGCGAAATTGATTCTGGACGTTTTGCCAAAGCAGAACAAGGCATAAAAGATCAATTGTTGGCTACGGCTAGAGCATACGATGCTAAAGCTGCCTCCATGAAGCACGTTAATACTGCATTAACGGATCAACAAAAACTGCAACTTAGCTATCAAACAACTGACTTAATTACTCAGATTGCCAGTGGTCAAAATGCAATGATTGCTCTGTTGCAACAGGGTGGTCAGCTTAAAGATTCAATGGGTGGTCTAGGCAATATGTTTAGATTGCTTGGCACTTTTATTACTCCGTTGACGGTTGGATTGACTGCAATTGGAACTGCGGCTGCGGCTGCGGCATATGGATTTTATAAAGGTTGGAAAGAATCCAAAGAATTTCAGAATGCTTTGATTTTGACTGGCAATTATGCCGCTGTAACTCAAAGTCAGTTACAAAGTTTGTCTGCAACTGTCAGTGACAAACTAAACATCAGCATTACAGATACAAAAGATATTTTTTCTTCTCTTTTGTCTACTGGAAGATTTACCGCCGATTCTATGGGGTCTGTGGGACAAGCTATTGCGCTTATCTCAAAATACAGCGGTGAAAGTGCTAAAGATGTTGCTGCCAAATTGATTCCGTCTTTTGATGGATCGGCATCGTCTGCCAAAAAGCTAAATGACACCTATCACTTTTTGTCCATTGAACAATACAAGCAAATAGAACTGCTTGAAAAACAAAACGAAAAGCAAAAGGCTATTAAGTTAACCGCAGATGCCTTAAATGAAAGTTTGCAAAATCAAGAAGTTAGATTAGGTACAGTCGAAAAGATTTGGACCTCTTTGGTTAAATTGTTGGGAGATGCAAAGAATCTATTGTTCAGCCTGGGCAAAGAACCTGATGTGCTGGACGAAATGGTAATTATTGCCAAGCAAATTGAAAAAGCCCAAAAGAAGATGGGTTCTGACAATGCTTTGGCTCGTCAACAGGGAGAAGAAGAATTTGCCGCATACATGGCACGATACAACCTGTTGAAAATGGAATATGAAGCCAAACAACAAGTGGCTATCAATGCTCAAGTAAACGAAAAGAAGATTGCAAACGAAGAAAAGTATGGAGAAAAATCCAGAAACAACTTCCAAGAACTTGAGAAACTGAAATATAAATATGCAATAGATCAAGCAAAAATTGCTGCTACGGAAGAACAAAAAGCAGAACTTGAATTCGCAGAAAAAACTTATGAAGCTCGACAAGAGATGATTAAGAAAAACCGCGAAGAAGGTGGAATGCTTGCTTTGCAAAATCTGCAAATCTTTGAGCAAAAGCGCCTTCAGTTTGAATCTGAAAAGAATCAGAAGATCAAAGAGATCAATGCAAAACGTATTGTTGATGAACAA